GTATCTACATAATCTTTTACTGCTGCACTTGTTGGAATTGTAGTGTCATTATCAAAATTTGAAATTCCATTTGCTTGTGTTACAAATTGTGTTATTGTAACCCCTGTTCCTGTATCTTTTAAAGACCCCCATTCTAAAATGGCAGTAGCTTTAAAATCCCCTGCTGTATTAACATACAGACCTGTATTATTTCCTGACCCATCAGTTAGTTGTTTAAGGGTTGCAGTAATAGCAGCATTATCAGTTGTCTTGATAAGACCTGCGTAAGTATCTGATATCCTTGTATTATATAGTGTCGCCATCTTTTTCTTTTTTAATTTCTTCTATTTGTTTTAAAAATAATTTTAATTTTTTTAAATTTTTTTCCTTTGGTTTTGCTTCCCATGTGCTGCCTTTATAACTCATAAAACCCACCCATTAAATGTCGCATCTTGAGAAGGGTATATGTCATCATTAGAATTTGAAACATATTTAGGAAAAGCACTTTGGTTAAAAGCCATGTAATCTATAAATCTTCTAGAATACCATTCAGCATTTGTTCTTGCTTTTTCAACTAAATAATCCACCTCGTTTTTACTTACTGTTTCACTTGTCTCGCTAATGTGACGATATACTCCACCATTACGAATTTGATATGCTGCGAAAGGGATATATTCCACTTGAGCAAACCATATCAACATGGGCTGAATATATTCTGTCAATAATGTTTTATACTTAGCATTTCCCACATTATCTATAGTTGGCATTAAGCCTATTAATTCATCATATAATTCTGTTCCCATGTAATTCTGAATGTGAATTTCTTGGGCGATTTTTATGAACTGTATGAACTTGTTTGTATCTACATTTCCATCAAGAATACTATTCCTTACTAAATCTGTTCTATTTATAAATAACTGTGTTGCCATAATTTTATTTTGGATATGCCCCTCGTAGTGGCAATTGTTTGTCAGTTGCTATTTCACTTTCTCTTGTTCCTCTTGGGTTTTTAATATAACTACTAGGAATGCTAGGAACTCGTTTATAGTTTTCTAGATTTTCACTTTCATATTTTCCCTTTTTCAATCCAAATAACACTCTCTCCCAAACATGCTGACAGTAGATTCCACCTTTTAATTTAAAAATATCATAAGGCATATCTTTTTTGTGTCTAAATTTTGCGTTTACTTTAACTGTGCTGTCTTTTGACCCCCACGATGCTGCATCTATATCTTCTATTCTCCATACTAAGCCTTTTCTTCTACTGCCTGATAATTGCATCATTCTTTTACAAAATTCCCTAGAATCTGAACTGGTTGAATAGCCTTGTCCATTAGCGTATCTGTAACGAATTTTATACCTACCATTTTTGCTATCTAAATAACTAAAGGCACTCCCATCTCTTACACTACCTACATTGTCTTTTGTAGCTTGTTTTAATCCAACAGCTTCTTTTATTTTAGTCAAAGTAGATTTTTTTTCAGGCATTAAATAATTTGCATAATCTTCAGCACTAATATCATCAGCAGGTAAGACTGCAATTTCCTTATATTCTTCATCTATTGGTCTTCCTGTTTCAGCTAAGCTGCCTACAATTTCATCAACCTCAACTTTAGTTAATTTAACATTATTAAACTCGTACCCTGTTTCTTCCTCAATATCTTCTTCATCTTGAACTTTAGAATCAACCTCTGTAAACTCTAATGGTTGTAAGGTTGTGAAATAGAGGTTTAAGGCAATGTCATTATAAGCCAATAAGTGGTCAAAACAATCTATCAATAGTTCTTGAAATGGTCTAATAACAGTATTATCCATTAACAAACTGGCTGTTTTAATTTCTTCTGCATTATTACCTAATCCTGATTGGTCTTTAATACCTAAAAGCATTGGGCTGACAATCCTATGTGCCACCATTATTTTTTTTGTGCTTTCTTCTGAGAGAAATTGATACTGTTGGTGGGCATCACTTAGCTGAACTGGTGTTATATCTGCTGCAGCTTCTTTATTATCATTAAATGCTAATATGAATTTCCCTGCATTACTTGAGCCTGAGAATTTTTGGGCTATCCTTTGTTCTAATAATTGCCTTTCTTCTTGATTAGGAGTACCATTGTTGAAGTTGATAAGCATGCTAGGAGCAAGCCCATTCATGATATTATTGAGGTGGTAATTACTAATTTCTTCTTCCAGTTCAGCGTATTGTAATCCCCCCTGATAATCAACAGGTGCATAATAATAAAACCCTGCTTTATAAGGTTTAATATAATATATCTCTATAGGCTCTTTTGACATACCATAAGCAGGTATTCTCTTTGGCACTTCATTTGGTTTTAACTTACTCCAATCTTTATAATAATAGTATGCAGGGATTTCCCCTTTTTCATTTGCCTTTGCAGCCCTTAATGTTTCTACTGGGATATGTTCTAGCTTTGCTATCTTAGTTCTGCCCTTATTATAAATAACCTGAACAGAGCATTGCCCCATTAATTTTAAATCATAACATAATTTTCTAACAACATCCTTTTTAAACAGGCTTACCATTTGGGCATATTCATTAGGTTTTCTCGCACTATCTGTAGCGTTCAATCCTTTTCCATAGATAGCCTGTGATATGCCATTAATCGCAGCGTTATTAGTTGGAGAACCATTGTATCTGTCTATCAAGAATTGAAAATAGTCATTATTAGCCCCATAGTCAACCCAATCTCTATTGTTTACCTCAACTATATCAGGGCTTGTATAAGTGCTTAAATTAACAAAACTATATTCAGATGAATGTCTGATAAATTGTCCTTTTTTATTTCTTTTTAAATTTTTTCTCATGATGCTACAATATACTCATTATTATATGTATCTGTGGTTACAAATTGACCTTTATTCATGTCATAAAAATCGCCATTTTTTTGGTCTACTAATTGGTCAGTACAGAAAACCCTATCCCTATAAAACACATTTTTAAAATTACTACTATCGTTCCATAACTCATTAAAATTTTCCCACAGGCTATAATTTGTATTCCAAAAAGCATAGTCAGAAAATAACTCAATGTTATAAAAATGATTAATAACTAACACAGGATTAAATGCCTGTGACCAAGTTAAATAATTTCCTGATGTTGATGCATTTGATATTACAGTTTCAGTTTCTACATTTGTAGAATCATCTGTATATGAAAAAGTAAACTCATTCACATACTCTCTAGGTATTACTTTTAAAGTTTGTGGCGTGGTCGTGTTAAGTACAATCATACTTATATAACGAAATAAAAAGATTAATTTGTAGAAATAAAAAAAGCACCCATTTAGAGTGCTTCTTTTTTAGATTAATTAGAATGATTTTCTAATTTGGTGTGATTTGGGTTGCGTTAGCTGATACAACTCCTGCATCTACGAAATATGGTGCAGTTTCTTCTAAGCCTTCCATCACTAGCGTGAATCCACTCAGGTCACCTGCTGCTGCTCCAGTTACAATTGTCCCACCTGTAACTTCCATTCCATTTTCATAGCCACAAAGGAATTGATTACCATAATAATCTTCAACTACTACTACAGGTCTTGCTACTGCAATTAGCTGTAATTCGTTTTTAGTAAGATTATCTAAATATGTTAATGTTAAATTTAGTGTTTGTGTATAAAAAGTCGTTCCATTATCTCTAGAACTTGTAATTGTTGTCTCTAATGAAGAATTTCCTTTCAAATCAAATTTAAACCAATCAGGGGAAGCAGCAAAAGCAGATATTGTTTGGTCTGCATCAACTGTAGCTGATACAGGAAAGTCTGCTAAATATACTGTCTTGATTCCTCCGAATGCTGATTTACATGGTACTTTTCTCCCAGTCGTTAGTGCACATGCCATAATTTTATATATTTTATTTAAAAAAAAAGGTAAGTAAGTTTAAGCCCACTTACCCTATTTTCTTGGTTAATTAATTTTTAAGAATAGTAAACTAAGTCCTCAGAAATTCCATACTGAACACCTGCTGTAAATCTCATTACAAATCTACAATTCTGGCTGCCATCAATATCTTGCATGTCTATCACTTTGACTTCATTCAAATTATTGAGAAGTCCAGTTCCGAAATACAGATTGCTTCTTTGTGCAGCGAACATTTTGTTTGCAGAGAGACCTGGACATACAAATATTTTCACTCCATTAACTGTAAGTGAGCCATTGTTCCACCATTGTGTTCCCTGTGCGTTTATACCATTTGCCCCTAAGCCATTTGCTGCGAAACCACCTAAAGCTTCCACATAATATTTAGCTGTTGCACTTGGTATGTAAATGAATAAATCTTCTTTGCCATAAAGTGCTGTTGGAATGGCTTGAACAACTTTTGAAAGTTCTGCTATTACATTTCCTGCATTAATTCCACCACCTACAGCAGCTATGTCCTGAGCTGCAGGTATATTCCCATCAGCAGTCATTAGCGTTTCAAAACCATCATACTCGCCTGCGTTTGCTGCAACACCAGTAAATATAGTTTGTTCTGTTTTTTGAGCAACTTGGTTTGCTACATGAGCAACCAAAAAGTCGCTGAATTTTGGTGGCAAAGTTTGCCCTAATCCATATCCCATTGATTGAGCCTCCCAATCATTGATGAAATCTTTCTTACAAAGTTGTAGATTCACTTGTAGTTCAGAGGGTTGGATTATCCTTTCAGTTAATGTTACGCTAGAATTAGGATTAAAGTCACAGCTTGCATCTGAAACTACTGCTCCTGTATCTAATCTTTTAATCACTTCTTTATAAGCGATATTTGGTTTTACAGTAAGCCCCCCATCATCAATAGTTGATGCTGAGAACAATGCTGCAGCGATATACTCCCCTGCAAATTCTCCACTATATGTAGTCGTTACATTGGTTGCAGTCGCTAATTCAATTTTTCTATTATTCATTTTTCTAATTTTTAATTTATTTTACTATTATGATTCAAATGCCCATATTCCTTGAGAGCCACAAATTGCCCATTCAGTAGAAGATATTGCTGTTAATTCTACCCAATCCCCATAAATTGAAGTTCCTGCAGTATTAATTATATCTTTATCTAGTGCTCCTGCTCCTGAACTCGCTGCTGTAACAACTGAAGCAGCTAATGTAAATGCTCCAACAATTTTATTATCAGCATGTGGCGATACTGTTACGCCATGTGTTCCTGCTGTTCCTGTATTTCTAAATCTGTAAGTTAGCCCTACATAATTAGCATTTAATTCAGGTAGTGTGTGTGTATGTGAGCCACCACTTGAATTTTGGTCTTTACCTGCATCTGAAACTGAAATAGCTTTATTAGCTGTTAAAGCTTCTTGTGTAGGTCTGTTTCTTTGTACATCGTTTGATGAATATTTGTATGTAGCCATTTTTTAATATTTAATTTATTGTTTATTTAATTTTTTTAAAACTCTATCAAAAGTAGTGTTGAAATTCCCTTTAGCGTAAACCATTTGTTTTACTTCGTTGAAACTTGCTTCAGGGCTATGTTTAATTGGCTCTACTGCAGCTTCAGAAAATTCTTCTTTTACTGTGCGTGATTTTAATTTCTTTTCTTCTTCTTC